AATTTGAGCATAATTTTGCTAGGTATGTAGGAAAAAAGTATGGAATATTTGTAAACAGCGGATCTTCAGCTAATTTATTAGCCGTAACCGCCTATAAAAAATATACCAATGAATCCTTAGTAACACTACCAGCACTAATGTTTCCTACAACACTCAATCCTTATTTGCAAAACAATTATGATGTTGAATTAATAGACGTTGATATAGAAACCCTGCAGCCGCATAGAAGCAATTCGTAAAATTTCCGAAAGCCTCCCTAATAACCGAGTTTCAGTTATAGACCAAATAAATTTTGATAAATCTTTATTTGGGCAAATACAAACGGTTTATCCTATACAAAAAAATTATGTTTTAATAACAAGGATTGACACAACTTATTCTCCAAAAGCCACTATATATTGCTTCAATAACGGGAATTATGCTAACTTAAAAGTTAGAAAAGCAATTTTCATGGGGAAGAAATTTAAGAAAGATGATATTCTGTTTTGTAAAAAGTTTGCCAAAGAGCCTTCTGTAATAAAAGTAAATAATGAATGGGTTAAAACTGGAGGATCAGAATTTTGGTTAGTGGGTTATGATAAAGTATCCTATGAAGAATTTGACAATATAATATCGAATCTGTAGTATAATAATAAAGGAAAAATAATAATGCAAAAAGGAAATATAATAAAAGTACCAGTGACAGGGCAGGTTATTGAAGAAGAAGAAGTTGAAGCTTTGAAAAAGGTAGCGGAGAACAAGCAATTTGCCCCTGCAGAAAAAGTAAAAGAATTTGAGCATAATTTTGCTAGATATGTAGGAAAAATGTATGGAATATTTGTAAACAGCGGTTCTTCAGCTAATTTATTAGCCGTAACCGCCTATAAAAAATATACTAATGAATCCTTAGTAACATTGCCCGCACTGATGTTTCCTACTACGCTCAATCCTTATTTGCAAAACAATTATGATGTTGAATTGATAGACGTTGATATAGAAACCCTACAAGCACAACTTCCCCAAAAGCATGGCGTACATACTTTAGGAAATTATTCAGATATATCAGGCATAGAAGATTCTTGCGATGCATTATTCCCTGGAAACTATAAAGGCATAATCCAGACATTTTCTTTTTTCCCTGCACATTTTCTGAGCTGTGGAGAAGGTGGAATGGTTACGACTGATAATGATGATTTATATAAGCTAATGGTATCTTTTTCACATTGGGGGAAAGATTGTTTTTGCCCATTAGGATATGATAATGCATGCGGGAAAAGATTTGATCAGCAATTTGGCGAAATGCCATATGGATATGATCATAAATACATTTATAGTAATATCGGATATAATTTAGCTGGAACTGAAATGGGAGCGGCTATAGGGATAGAACAACCCTGAATACATTGAGAACCTTGAAAACCTACCTGAAATGCGAAGAAGGGCTATGCTTTATGGCGATTGGGACGCTTTTGAAGGTCAGTTCTTCCCTGAGTTTGCGAGAGATACGCACGTAGTTGAGCCGTTTGAGATACCTTCTAATTGGTTTAGATTTTTATCGCTTGACTATGGAATGGATATGACTGCTTGTTATTGGTGGGCAGTAGACCCTGATGGGTTTATGTATGCTTATCGTGAGTTACATCAATCAAGCCTAATAGTATCAGAGGCTGCCCAACTAATAACAGAGATGTGTTTAGAGCCTTATTCGTACATAACAGCAAGTCCTGATTTATGGAACAGAAGGCAAGAAACAGGTAAATCAGGGTATGAAACTATGACCGAGAATGGTTTGCACTCATTACGACCTGCTGATAATTCAAGAATACCCGGCTGGAGAATGTTTAGGGAGTATCTAAAGCCTGTTAAAGACCGAGATGGTAACTTAACCCCTAAATTAAGGCTATTTGCTAACTGTACAGAGGCTATTAAGTTCATCCCACAGTTACAGTATCACGAAACGATAATAGAAGATGCCTCTCACAATCCACACGAAGTTACCCACGCACCTGAAAGCATACGATATGCTGTTATGTCAAGACCGCAAAGTGCTGAAGAAGTAAAGCCTGTTAAGATTAAGAATGTATTCATAAGGGAGCGTAATGAAGATTTCATAGGCATAGGAGCAGGGGATAAGGTTATAGAGATTTAGGAGTTAAAATGGTAGTTTGTTTAATTATATTGTGTCTTATACATATTGGTATCTTATTGGAATTAAAGAAGATTACCACTCACTTACAAGGTCAGCAAAAGAGTGTAATCCCTGTTTTTAAGCCTTTTAACAAGGAAGTCAAGGAAACCAAAGAGATGACCGATTTCAAGGCTGTAATGGATAATATTGATGCCTATGATGGCACAGGAAAAGGGCAGGCTAAGGTATGAGTGATATTACAAAAGTATGGAAAAGGTACGAAAACGGAGTAGATTATCACGTTAAGAACAATCTTTATTCCGAAACTGAAACATTTTACAATATGGTAGAGGGTAATCAGTGGGCAGGATTGGAAAGTGGTAATGAGATTTTCCCACAACACGATTTTGTATCAGTTGTAGTCAGTCATAAGACTGCGATGGTAGCGTTAAATCAAATGACAATCAATTATTCTTCTACAAATAGTGGAGAAAACCAAGAGATATTCCACCTTGCTTGTGAAAAACTGAACGAATTTGCAAGAAACAAGTGGGAACAGACCAAAATGGACACTAAAGATTGGGATATTGTAAACCAAGCCTGTATTTCAGGTGATAGTTACTTATTTACATACAGTTCAGACTTAGACAGTCAGATTATAGACAGAACGAACATTTATTTATCAGATGAGCAAGAGCCTGATATTCAAAAACAGCGTTGGGTAATCATTTATGAAAGAAGATTAGTTGAAGATGTAAAAGATGAGGCAAAAGCAAACGGTGTTAAGGATTGGGAAGATATTAGTGGCGATAGCGATACGAGAACCTTGCCAAAAGGTGCGAAAACAGAGGTTTCAGGTCAAGATAAGTGTTCCTGTTTATTGCAAATAGAGAAGAAATCAGATGGAATATACATTTCAAGGTCTACAAAGGGTGTAATTTACCAGCCTGAAACGAAAATTGAGGGTTTAACCTTAATTCCTATTGCTAAAATGACTTGGCAATCAAAGAGAGGCTCTGCAAGGGGAATAGGAGAAGTAAAGAAACTCTTAAACAATCAGATAAATGCTAACAAATTACTTGCAATTCGCTACCAAAACAACAAAATGACAGGTTATCCAAGACCTGTGTACAATGTTGAAGTAGTTGCAAATCCTGAAGATGTAGGTAAAGTAGCCACTCCTATTAGAGTAAAGGGTATGCCTGCACAAAGGGTTAGAGAGGTATTTGACTATATCGCCCCACAGGCTATGAGCCAAGATGGGAAAATGTTACAAGATGAATTAGTTGTTATGAGTAGGGATTTAGCAAGTGCAGGTGATAATGCAACAGGTAATGTCAATCCTGAAAGAGCAAGTGGAGTAGCAATTATCGCAATCAGAGACCAACAGGCACTTGCTACTACAAGGCAATCTGCATATCATAGGCAGTTTGTGGAAGATTTAGCACTTATTTGGTTAGATATGGCAAAAGCCTACAATCCTAATGGAATGACCGTAACTACCAATGTTGATGGAATGTTAGAAGAATACTTCATAGAGGCAGAGGTTTTAGAAGAATTAAAGACCAAAGTCAAGATAGATGTTAGTCCTACTAATCCATTTAGTAAATATGCAAGGGAACAGGCATTAGAAACTGCATTAAACAACAAGCATATTAACTTTACAGAGTATGTATCTGCATTAGACCAAGATGGAACAGCACCTAAAATGAAGTTTGAAATGATACTTGCAAATAGAGGCTCGGAAGAACCTATGGAAGAACCTGTGGAAGAGCCTATTGAAGAACCGTATCAAGAACAGGAGGATTTATATGAAATGCCCGAAGTGTCCTACTGAACTAATTTTAGACCATACAAAGACCGAAGGGGATAAGACTGTCTATGTTTATGTGTGTCTTAATCCAAAATGTGAGATTTACAGAAAAGCCTTTACAGTAAGTGGGCAAGAAGAACTTACACAAATAAAGGAAAGGCCTGTTAATCAATAATTCGCTGGCTTAGCGTAAAAACCAATAGGAGAATACTATGTTAGAAAATGATGGCGTAATTGAGGAAGTCGCTACCCTTGAAGAAGAACCTACTGCAGAACCAACAGAACCTGTTGAAGAGGTGCAAGAAGTGGAAGTCACCGAACCACAAAGTGCAGAGGATAACTCTAAATTTGCTGAAATCAGAAGAAAGTACGAAGCAGAGACTAATGCTATTAAACGAGAAAGAGATTTACTATTAAGAACTTTGAATGACTATGGATTTCAAGGCTCTGCACAGGAAGTTTCAGATGCGTTGTATGCACAGATAGTCGGTGTTTCAGAAGATGAGGCAAGGGCAATTAGAGAGAAAGAAGAACAGACCGCCCTTGAAAAGCAAACGCTATTAGAGGAAGTAGAAACTTACAAGAAGATAGCCATTGAGAAATTGATGTCTGATGACTTAATGGCAATACAGAAAGTCTACCCAGAGGTTAAGTCTTTGGAAGAACTTGGTGATGATTTCTTTAATGCTATGTCCGCATTAGGTACGAGAGACCCGTTACTTGCATATGAAGTAGTAAAGGCAAAGAAAAATGCGACAGAAAAGCCTAAACCACAAGAAATAGGCGGTGTGAACTCATCTTCAAGTAAAGAAAAAGATTTCTATACTCCTTCTGAAGTAGACAAATTAACAGATAAAGACTATGACAACAATCCTAAACTTATGGATATTGTCAGACAGTCTATGACAAAGTGGAAATAAGGAGAAAATAGATATGGCTTATGAAAATTTCAAACCAACATTTTGGTCTAAGTATATTCAGACCGAATTAGACAAGAAGTTAGTGCTTGCAGACTTCACCAACAGACAATTTGAGGGTGAAGTAGAACACGGTAAAAGTGTAAAGATACTTGGAGTTGCAAGACCAACAATATTTAGATACACAGGCGGAGACCTTCCTTCACCTGAAGAAGTTAATGACACTTCCGTATTCCTTGATATCAATGTCGTAGATGCCTTTAACTTTATGGTTGGCGACATTGACAGGGTTCAGAGTGTACCGGGCTTAATGGAGAAATTAACCGAAGGTGCTATCTATGGCTTAAAACAGGCGATGGATAGTTCAGTCGCTGCACAGGCGGTAAATGCTGGAATGTTATCAGCGTCTACTAAGATTGATACTGCGGTTGGAGCAAAATCAGCGGTTGACACAGGCTTGCTTTGGTTAAGAGAGAACGATGTTGATATTGATGAAGAAGTAGCAATAGAACTTTCACCGTTCGTGTATCAGTTAATGAAAGACAAGTATATTGAACTTGACACTTCAAATAGTGAAATGTTAAAGAAGGGTATACTTGGTTGGTACGATAATGCGAGAGTTAGAGTTTCAAACAATCTATTCAACGATGGAACAGATGTTCACTGTATGATTAGAACCAAAAATGCTATTGCACTTGCTAATCAGGTACAGAAGATTAAACCTTTTGAGCCGGAAAAGGGCTTTGGCGATGCATTAAAGGGTTTCAACCTCTATGGAACTAAGGTTGTAAGACCTAAGGAACTCTATGTAATCAAGGCAC